TACATGGAACCGCCATCCATTGGAGTCAATGAGACCACCGAAGGAGAGACGGATGGTTTGGTTGGACGTAATGGATTGATAAACAAAGCCGGATTATGGCCGCTCATGCAACGGGTCCAATTTTACACACTGGGATTGAGAGAGACATTTTTGAGGGTAGACATCACGGATGATGGAAATGGTTTATTGTATCGGATTGTCACACCTGAGATGGTGGAGGCGGTGGCGAGTGCTGGAGATCCATCCAGACCTCACACCATCAAAGAGACACGATTGAGATATTGTGAGATATGCCAAAAATATGAGTGGACAGTGGACCATCTCAGTGTTGAGGATCCATCCAATCCAATCTATGAGATTTACACCATCAACTCGAATGGTGAAAAGGATGAGGATGTGACCGAAAAGTATTTGACATCCAACATGAGTGGAGAGTCATATCCATATAGAGACTCCAACGGCGGTCCCTTCCTTCCATATTCTTTGTATCATGCTGAGATCCATGGTGGACTTTTTGATCCATACAATGGGAGAGAAGTGGTTGAGGGTGCTCTCAATGCTAGTGTTTTGTATACTTATTTTCTCCACCTATCCCGTGATTGTTCACATCCTCAACGGTATATTCTTGGATGCATGCCGGCGGGTCTCGATGTCTTAAATAATAACATAGATTCCAGGCGGTCAGCTATTGCAACGGATCCAGCGTCTATCCTTGTATTTTCACCCGATCCCGATTTATTGGCGGGACAAAATCCACAGATTGGACAATTCCAAGCCGGTGGAGATGTCTCACAAATGTTGGAGGCTATCACCGTGTATGAGAGACGATTGGCAACCTATGCGGGTATCAATCCAGCCGATGTCCAAAAGATGAGCGGTGATCCTCGAAGTGGGTACGCCATCGCCATCTCACGATCATCATTGAGAGAAGCACAAAGAAAATTTGCCCCGTCCTTCCGTATTGCAGATATTCACACATTGGAGATCAGCGCCAAAATTGCCAATCGTTATTTGGGTACATCCTATCCAGAGGATGGGTATAGAATCGAATATCACGCCATCCCACTCTCACCAACCGAGTCCAAAGAACAAAGAGAAAACATGTTGGCACTATTGGCGGCGGGTCTCATTTCAAAAGTGGACGCCATCAAAATCCTCCATCCGGATCTCGATGACATTGACGCCCGTAAAATGTTATTGAAAATCCAACAAGAAAATCTTACTTTCTAACAACTCGACAAAGGGAAAAACCATGAGTAAAACCAAAATCATTGAGGGTGTGGAGTACATCCAAAAAGAACATGTGGACGAAATAGTCCGTCAACGTATCGCCAAATATTCCGAAAGGATAGCCCAAACGGAATCCAAGTTGGGAGAGTATGAGAGTGAGTTGGACGCCGCACGAGCCAAAATGGGATTGGTGGACAACCTCACCAATCAAGTGGAATCCCTTCAAGGTGAACTCCAAACAGCTCAATCCAGGTATGACCGCCACACCACAATATCACAATTTGGAATCAATGACGGTGATGTGAGAGATATGGTGGAGTGGCAATATGACCGCGCCATGTCCAACCGTTCCAAAAAGGATCGAGTGGATTTGGGCGAGTGGTTACAGACCATCAAAAGTGATCCCACAACCGCTCCAAGCACATTGAGACCATTCTTTGAGACTCAAGTGGATACACAACCACCAACGCCATCAAACGAGCCTCCACAGCCATCACAAAGCCTCCAACATACAACACCGCCACCATCCTCCAATAGAGGTGTCCAAAGTCAAGCCACCGCCGCTCCCAATGACCTTTTAAGTCGTGCAACGGATCCAACTTTTTACGCTCAGAACCGTGACGCAATTCGTGAGGCATATTATTCCAGACTGGGACAAACTCCACACAAATTTTGAGAGGTGATGGATGGCGACATTTAAATACTCGGACGGCGCTGGAGTACCCAACCGCCATGATTTCACCAACTCCAACTCAATCTCGGTGACTCATGGTTTGGGCTACACACCCAATGTTTGGATCGTCATTGATGGTGTGGAGGTGTATGGCGAAATCACATACAATAATCTTTTGACATTTACCGTCATTTTTCAGACGGTGGAAACAGGGGTGATATATTACAGATGATCCACATCCATGGTGGATCCTAGTTAACAATATTCCCCAAGAGGTAGAACATGGCTCAAAGATTTTTGGCTCCTGAACTTATCGCCGAAGGCGTTATCAAACAAAAAGGCACGGTATCACATGACGAACATTTGATTACTCGTGGTTATTTACACTCAAACGTACTCAATGGAATCCATTCGGACAGTGCCAATTATTTGGAAGTCGTTGCGGATGGTGGTGTCAATAAACTGAAGGTCAAGCCGTTGACCGTAACGGATGTAACGGTTGACTCAACCCAAACATCACTCGCCAATTTTATTTCCAATGTTTACACGGGAAGCAACTTCCAAGAGGGTGACATTGTATTTTTGGCGGCGACGTCTCCAATTGAGTCTTACATCCACAACGGTGGAACCGGTGGAGATGCTGATGACTGGGAACTCATCAACAGTGGTTTGAGTGATGCACAAATCCGCGCCAAGTTTTCGGCGAGTGCTGGAGTAAATTACAATTCATCAACTGGAGAAATCACAGCAGACCAAGCCGAAATCAAAGCGTTTTTCTCGGCGGGGACTGGTTTGGCATATTCGGACGGTCAATTTTCATTATCAGCCACATCCGATCAAATCACCGAAGGGTCTAACAATTTGTTTTATGCGGACAGTTTGGTGGATGCTCATTTGTCTGGTGGGACTGGGATCTCATACTCTGAAGGTGTAATTGCTTTCAATGGTGACAGTGATGATGTAAGTGAAGGAACCACGAACCTATACCACACCGCCGCCCGCTCAAGATCCTCGCTGTCAGTTAGCGCCGCAGGTTCTGAAGATGTCCAACTCATGACATACAACTCTTCCACGGGTGCCATGTCTGTTTTGTTGTCGGATGTTTTTAATGAGTTTTCGGCTGGTACGGGTCTTACTTTTGATGGTGGTGAATTCTCATTTACAGGTTCAACGAGCAACGTGAGCGAAGGAACCAACCTCTATTTCACCAACGCTCGTTCTCGTGGAGCGATTTCGGTGGACACTGATGGTTTGGCTTATAACTCTTCCACGGGTGTGATCGCCTTAGATGCCGACACTGACGACATTGTAGAAGGTTCCAACCTCTATTTCACCAATGCAAGAGCACAAGCGGCCATCACAGCAGATCCAGCGGCTGGAAACCTTGCAAGTGTTAGCGGTGGTCAAGTATTGGTTGCGCTTTCGGACTTCCGTAAATCATTCGCCAATCAATCATTGACAGCCAATACGGCTTTAGCATTGACACACAACCTTGGAACCCAATTGGTCCATGTCAGCGCTATGGATGGAAGTGGTAACAAAGTGGAGTTGGAAATTACATACACCAACGCCAACTCGGTATCCGTAAAATCTACCGTTGGATTGACTGGAATTGATATTGCAGTCTCAATTTAAAAATTCCCCGACACTGGGAGTCATCCATTTGGGTGGCTCCTTTTGTTTTTTTACTTGGACCGATTGATGACGATGTGAAGAGTTGATGATCCCGATTGGGTAGCCACCAAGAGGACTCGATTGGATTGGCGTCCAATCTCCATGGGTATCTCCAAAAGGTTATTGGCTGGAATGAATACATAATCAATAACACCATCATCACCAAAAGAATCTCCATCGTTTCCATCGTTGCCACAATACAAAGCAGCAGGAGACCCAATGGAGACCGCGGTGGCTCCATTTGGGAGAATGATTTTGGACGCCGTGTTTGAGACATCCAGGGTTTTAAATTTTGGATATGTGTTGACATTGGACAAGTCATGTGTCGCCATGGTGTACTCCCTTTGATGTAAAAATGACATGTGGTGTCATTGTGATAACACCATATCACAAAAATGGGTATACTACACCCAACCACATATCACCATTTTGATGGATGATGGGAGTTGGTTATTGTCGGATAGGTTCGCAACCGTCAACAGCGTAAAATCTGACCCATCCAAACAAAACCAAAAACCAAATTTTGTGAGACTATTATGAGTACAATTGACTATTCAACGCTCGGCAATTTACGCCTTGCCGCAATGATTGAGAATGAAGTCCGCGCCATATTGGCGGACCAGGCTTCAATCCGAAATTCTGGAGCGCTTTTATTCGCTGGAGATGTTGCCGGAATCGGATCCAAAGTGATGCGCATGAGATACGCGGATTGGGGAGCCTCAACACCATTTGCAAGTGCTTCAGATGGAGCAAGTGTAACGGCGAGCGCGTTAACACCTTCAACCGTAGACATCACCGTGGGGCGCTCGGCTTTGCGTTATGACATTTCAGATCTCGCCTCGATGACGGGTTTGGGAATGGACGTTGATCCATTTTCACTCGCCAACAAAATGGCAATGAGTGCAGAGGCACGAATCAACGCAATCATTACCGCAACGTTTGCAAGTGCTTCCAACTCAGTTGGGACAAGTGGTGTGGACATGTCTGTTGATGATTTCTATGACGCGATGTTCCAACTTGAGAGCGAGTCCAACAATGGTGAATTCTATTGTATTTTACACCCACAACAGTTGAGTGATTTACGTGATTCATTGAGATCAGAATCCAATAACGCTTTGGCATTTTCACCAGCTACCGAGGATATGTTGGCTATAAAAGGTCAAGGATTCGCGGGTCGCTTTGGTGGTGTTGACATTTTCAAATCTAGTTATGTAACGGAATCAGGTGGCGATAAGATTGGCGCCATGATGTCTCGCGGTGGTATTGCTTACGCGGTTGGAACTCCCCGACCGTTGGCGGGTGCTGGTGTTGAAATCCGACCAGCTGGGACACCCGTTGTGATTGGCTTCCAACGTGACGAAAGCGCCGGTTTGACCGAGGTTGTAGGACATTTGTATTGTGGCGCGGCTATCACTGAAGACGCTCGAATCGTTAAGATTGTCACAGACGCATAATTTGACCAAATGATGAGTGGGTGGAGGGTTTATATTCCCTTTGTCCTTCCATTCACTCTCCTTTTATTGGAGAGTGGGTGGTATCATCAAAATCATAAACACATATCAACAAAGGGAAAAAAGATATGACAACATTTACACCCACAACATGGACCGGAACGAAAGCGCCGGCGGAAAATCCAAAAATCAAGATTTTACCCAATGCCCCATTTTATCTCCTACACCATCCCTTTTCATGGGAGTTGGTCAATGTTGATGATGGTGTGTGGGAGTGGCTTCCAACCTTTGGACAGTTATATGAGATAGCTGGTGTCAATGGTGTTGAGGATACCCCAAGCGGTCCAGATTCCACCATGAGCCGTATGAGATTGATGGACGGTGGACAAACTATCATTGACCGTGAGTTTGGTTATGTTGCACGATATGAGACCACGTATGGTGGATATTTTTATTGTATGAGGTGGGATGTCCCCAAGGTCATTGGATCAAAAGTATTTTGGAACCATGACAAAGATGGATATAACGAATGGAGACGAGAGTTGATTGGTTTGGGTATCATTGACAAACCAGAGATCGAGGTCATCCAATCCAAAATCGCTTTGTTGGATCGAAAGATTGACCGCCGCCTCAAACTCCAACACATTCCAGAGATCAAAAAGGAGATCGATGGATTGTATGGATTAAAAAAACAAATGAGAGATAGTTTTGAGGCAATGCACAAACCCAAAACAAAATCCAAGTCAAAATCAAAGGGAGCGTAATTAT